TTGATGATTTCGAGACTGCCAAAGAACTCGTTAATAGCTCAGACGAGTTTACTCGATTGGTTTTTAAGCCAAGTGGAGAAAGTTCAGGAATTGTACCATCTCATGTTGCGAAAGATAAACAAGATATGCTAGAATTTCTGGATAAGGCTCCATCACTTATGGCGGGTGGTCATACATTCATTCTTCAGGAATACATTGAAGGCATAGATTTATCAACCGAAGGTTGGTTTGATGGTGAGAAATTTTTACGTCCATTCAATCACACAATAGAAAGCAAGAAATTTTTGGCTGGTGATTTAGGTCCGACAGTAGGTTGTTCAGGAAATGTAATTTGGCCCTGTGAGGATGAATATTGTGAGCAGACTCTTGAAAAAGTTGAACACTGGTTGTCAGGAAAAGGATACACGGGACCGATTGATATTAACGTTATTGTCACACCGACACGTCGGGTGTATGGGCTTGAGTTTACACCGAGGTTTGGTTATGACGCAGCGCCGGTATTATTCACATCTCTGTACTACGGAGATATGGGAAAATTCTTCAGTGATCTCGCACGTAAGCAGACAAACCAGATGCGATTACGAGAATCCTTTGCAAGTGGTGTAAGAATGTCAATGGCACCATATCCATCACACCAAGGTGAAGTTCCTACCGGTGTGCACATTGAAGGTTTGGGCAAACCGCCATATAAAGATTTTCATGCCTATGGAATAATGCTGGATGAAAAAAATGAACCAGTAGTAGCAACCGGAACTGCTACAGTCGGCGTTGCTTGTGGTGTTGGTGAAGATATTAACAGTTCAATGGACATGGCTTTAGAACGTGCTGAGGAAATTGAGTACAACGATAGGCAGTACAGGAACGATTTAGGGCAAGTTTTTGAGGAAATTTATCAGAAACTCTAGGAGGAGATAAAATGGGTGCAAACATTGGTAGTCCATCCACTACCGTAATTGGTGAAGATACTGGACAAGACCTTGATTTTGCGGATTTGAACCGTGAAGAAATTCCAGTAAAAGTTGAAGAAGTTCCACCAAAAATTGAGGAGGAAGTTCCACCTGAAAAGGAAGAAGAAGAAAAAGAAGGTAAAAGACCAGAGGAAGAAGCAATAATTGAGCCAGATGTTGTTCTTGCAAATGGACATACAAGACCATCATTCAGTAAAATCACTGCAAAATACAAAGATTTCTTCAAAGATTTTCCTGAAGTCCGTGAAGCTATGGGGCGCGAAAGAGAATTAACCGAACTTTACGATACTGTGGAAGATGCACAAACCGCAAGGCAGCTTGCAGATGATTACCGTGGACTTGAAGAAATGGTAAGTGCTGGAACTCCCGAAGGCACATCAGAGTTTCTCACTGTGATGAAAGATAATGACGAGAATATTTACCAAGGTTACGTTTCTACATTCCTGCCGGCGTTGTTGAAAGCTGACAGGGATATGTACAACGCAATCACAGCGCCAATAATTGATGGTGTTATCAAAGGCGCATATCAGGCTGGTATCAGTTCTGACAACAAAAATCTTCAAGCCGCCGCTGCATGGATAGCAAAATTTATTTTTGGTGATGTGGACTACGCCTCTGGCAAAAAAGCAATATCTTTGCCAAAATTTGAAAGAACTGAACGCGCATCTGATACACGAAATCCTGAACAAGAAAGGATTGATGGTTTCTGGGCGGAAAGAGCACGCGAATATGAATTGGATACGCAAGCTCAAGTTGGTGCTGGATTAACAAAGTTAGTTCAAGCTGAAGTTGCTAAAATTGATCCAGAAAATGAATTAAGCGCATTTGATTCCGAATACATTGCTGACAAAGTTTGCCAGCAAGTGAAAGAGGCATTGCAGGCTGACAATGCACACATGACCCGAATGAAAGGATTGTGGGGTCGTGCTGCGAAAAGTTCTTTAAGCGGTCAATCCAAGACAGATATAATTTCCGCGTTCCTGTCACGCGCTAGAAGTGAAATTCCTGCATTAGTAAAACGAATGCGGGATAAAACTAAAACGAAACGTTCTGAGCCAACACCGGAGGATATAGAAAAAGGTAAGCGTAAGAATACAGTCGGCGGTGGTGGTGGAGGAACTAGATCAAGAACATCTCCAGGGAAAGTGGATTACAGTAAAGTTTCCGATAGAGAGCTTCTTGACGGAAAATCTTAGGAGAACAATATGGCAACGATGACAGAAGCTGCTGTAATTAACGCGGAAATTGAACGAATAACTCCTGTGGTCGCAACATTGTACGAAAGAGACAATACATTTTTTTCGCAAATCGAAAAACGACCAGTAGAGGTTGTAAATGGACGTGATTTGCGTATCGTCTTGGATTTACGTCCCGGTGGGAAAACTAGACAATGGAACTCTGACGGTGGCGACATGGGACGCGGTGGTGGGCCGGTCTATGACAAGGCAGTAATTAATACTGTGGATTTGGAACATGCAATTGAATGGACAACTCGTTCAGAGTGGGTCACGGACGACCAAAGGAAAGCAGTTATTAACAACTTCCGTGATCTAATGGCCAAATCAATGGGAATGTTCCGTTCCAACACTGATAAGATTATTTCATGTGGTGATGGAAATGGGACTCTTGGCACTGTCGGTTCTTGGACACAAAATTCACCAACAGGATATGATACTTACGTAATGAACTCCGATGGTTTCCGTGCCCATTTACTTCGTTTTGGCTGTGATATTGCAGTTTGGGCCAATACATATCTTACACAAAGAACCGGCACACAACAACCACCGACTGCACAAAATGAGGCTGCTATCACATACTTGAACATTCCCACATTTACATTCCAAGTTGCGACCGGACAAATCAATGGTGTTACGGCTGGTGATAAAGTTGTGGTATCCGGCGCATCTGCCACAACGCCACCGATGAGTCTTTTTGGAGTTTATTACCACCACAATTCCAGCACTGTTGGCACATGGCTCGGCTTCAACCGTGCAACTATTCCAGAGGTTGTAGCAAATTCGGTAAATGGTGCAAATCAGCCATTAGCACATCCACAACCACGTCTTGCAATGAATTTGATTGGTGATAGAATTGGTCTTGAGGCACGATCTAAAAAGTTGCAAGCATGGACGCATCCAGCGCAGGCATCAGCTTATGAAGAAATGGGTTATGGAGTGGTTCAAATTGTGAAATCAGCACATGAGGAACCTCTTGACTTGTATTTCTCTGATGCGATGCGTTTAGCTGGAGCACCATTAAAGTTATCCTACAACTGGGACAGAACTCGCATTGATTTTGTAGATTTAGATGTGTGGGGCCGCGCGGAACTTCACAAACCTGGATTCTATGAAGTGGATAAAAATAAAATATTTCCACTTTATGGAACTTCAGGTGGTTTGCTCGCATCTCGCATCTTTTACCTAGTGGCGAGTTTTAACGTTTTTGTGAGGAATCCTGCTGCGTGCAGTTATATTTATGCACTAGCAATTCCAAGCGGGTATTAAAAACTTTGGATGGTGTGCGTGCTTGTGGAAACTCAGTGGCAGCTGAACTCGCAACACGTCAACGGGAGGCTGTAAAAAATATCGCGCTGATGTTGCATGACACGCACATCATTCAATAAAGGCCAATATGTCATACGTTGAGATTTACTCTCCAAGTATGCACTCTGAGAGCATTGTGCGTGATGTGAAGGCAATTAATGTTGCTTTGTGCTCTCAATATGGCTGTTTTGGGACGTTGAAGGACAGACCAAGATTCAAATTAATTTGGTCTGACGAAGAATACGAATTACGCCACGGAAATTTTGACATTGTGTACAATGGAATTTATTTAAGAACTGAGGAGAATGTTACTAAACTTGTTCCAAAATACTCCTACATCAAAGAACGTTGGATTCTTGAGAAGTTCTTCCCACCACCGGGGAAATTGTCCAAAGAGCTTCCGCTTGCATGGAAAGGTACATACGAACCAATTTATGTATTTGATACAAACGGAGTCGCGTTGATTCCACGACTCGATGTTTGTCAAGTCGTGATTTATGCAATAGATCATCCTTGGGAGAGACATAAGATAGCCGCAATGATGCAAGATCAGATTATCAAGCAAGCTGAAGAAGAAGTCAATAAGATGCGTGAATTAATCCAAGGTAATGAGTCTAGTCTTACAGATTCATTGCATTATGGCGATGCAATTCCAAATGCTTTGGACTCTGGAGCAAAACCTAACATAGTGGAGGAGAAATGCAAAACTACGAACCACAAGCCACAATAGCGTCAATTGTGCCATTCAGAATTGATGCCCGCAAAATCGGCATCCATCCAGGTGATTTTTTTATTCCTGAATCTGATGGGAAAAATTTTGTGATATTAGTTGTGAAAACGAGCAAATATCACGTTTATATGGGATGTGAAAGCGCACAAAAATTCCTGAATATTGATGCAACGCCATACGAAGTTGCACGTGCCATCGTGCAAGATTTTGCGCGATCGGTTATCGGCATCACTGGTGATGGTGGACCGGGAATTTTTTGGGTTCCTGATGCATTAAGCGTGGATCAGATTCACGCAAAGCATCCAGAAGAGATTGACGATGCCAGAAAACGGCAAATTTTATGGTTCAAAGAACTTGTCCGCATGGCTGATGATGATTGGGTTAAATCAAATCATAAGCATTCCGCCGTGTCGAATTTGCAACGATTTGCTGTTAAGTTTCTTAACTACAAACGTGAGTATTTAGAAGCTGTTGAAGCGCATCCTGAACTTCTTAATATTATTCCATGCCCAATTTGTACCACAATGATTAACAAGGCTGCTATTAAGTGCTCAAATTGTGGTAGTGTTGTAAAGGCAAAGGAATGGGCTGACTTCAATGCAGCAATTGAACGAGAAAATGCTTTATATGCAAATGCCGGCAAGAGTGCATCTGTACCCAGAGAAACTCTAAGTGAAATGCTTGGTGGATGATGCGATTAATTCATATAATTCTCGAAATAATTGGAATACTCGCAGTTGCTATTGGATCAATTTGGGTTCTGATCTTTGGTGGACTGTGGCTTATCACCAAAGTTTTTGGACCGATTTTCAGGGGCTAAGATGCCAATAGTCACCGCCGGTCAAGTTCTACAATCCGCTGCTGCTGCATATCTTAATGACTCGCAGCGCAGTTTTTGGCCGGATTCAGTGCTGATTCCGTGCCTACAAGAAGCGTGTCACGATTTATTTGAGGACATGTATCTCAATGGACTCCCTACAGTTGATAAAACCGTCTTACTGTTGAACTTCTTAGCAGGGAATACGGTTATAAGTCTTACCACAACTCCAGCATTACCAACTGATTTACGCCAACCTGTGAAATTATGGGAACGTGACGCGGGTGGTGCTTGGGAAGATTTTGAGGAAATGGTACGCAAAACTTGGGCACCAAATTTGGAGCAGGATTCAGATTTAACTTATTGGATGTGGCAACAAAATGAGTTAATTTTCCTTGGTTCAACAGCCAACAAGGATTTACGTTTGGATTATGAAGCTGGTTTACCCGTGCCACAGTCCGAATCTGATACAATTCCATTGATGGATGGGGAAACGTATCTTGCGCCAAAAACTGCTGCGTATGCGAATCTAACTTTGGATAGATACACAGCCTTTGAACGCTTGACCGCAATAGCGGAATTAAAACTTAGCAAAATCATTCGTACAAATGTAAAAAATCAACAAAGTCAACCGACGCGCCAAAGACCGTATCGGCGTATGAGACAATATTTTATCGGGAGATAGTATGAAAAATTTTGATGAATTATTATCTTCAATATATGGGCCAAATGGAGGATTAGCTCAGAAGAATCCCAACGCTGTCCTTCTTGGACAACTTGGTGGTATGGGCATTGCAAAACGAGGTTCTGATTACTTTCGCAAATTACAGCAAAAAAGGCGTAATAGAAGAGGAAGGTACAGTAAATAACAGCGAGATGGGAGGTAACATGAGGAAAGTCACTTTAGCAGTTCTTGCCACACTTGCAATATTTACATTCTGGATCGGATTACATAGTTCAATTCAACCGCCATACGAGAGCTTTGCTGGACACTACAAAACATTAGTACAAGCTGATGCGCCGTCAGGAAACGGTTATGGTGGAACTCTTATTTTTGATTCCAGCCGCAACCAATTATGGGTAAATACCGCTGCCTTGGGTCAACTCGGCAGCACTTGGGCAAATACTTTTGCTGGTGTTTATCCGACATTGACGGCCAGTTTTACAGATTCGAGCAGTTCATCGAATCTGCAAGCAATTACAGGGTTGAGTTTTACAATCCCTGCTGGTGTTGCACAAATTGTGCCAATAAACTGCAATTTGGCATGGACACAGGCCACACAGGTAAGTGATAGCTTTGGCATTCAAGATAGTGTTGCGCCCACATCAATTGACGGCTTTGGTATCATGTCCACGGCTGGTACTGGCAGTTCCCCGGCAATTGCAACCGGATTTATCTCTGGACTTAACACTACTACCGCAACTGCAATTGTGACTGGAACTCCAACTGTATCAACTGCTAATTATGTAAATCTAAATTTCACTGTGCAACAACCGTCTGGTTCGTCTGCCGCAACCATACAGTTGATGGTAAAACAATCAACTGCCGCTGATGTAATTGTGGTTTTGAAGGGTAGTAATTGTACTCTATGGTAGGATATGCTTGCCGGATACCAGAAACGGGCGATAAATTCGTGGAACGGGTTATACAGGAATGGTTCAATGAGCGAAGTTCCATTGGACCATTTCTGGTATTGCCAAAATATTGCTTATCGTAGAGGTCGTTTTGGCATTCGTCCTGGTAGTAGCTTATATTATAACATTGGCCGTGCTGTTGGTGATGTTGCTGAGTGGGTCACCGGAACTTACCCCGCGTCATTACTTTCTATAGATTCCAACGGAAATTTCTACCTCAATAACAGTGGCACAGTGCTGTATAATGTGCCGGGCGCAACAGATTTCTTCTCTGTAAACTTCTATTCAGCGCTGTTCATAGTTCCCTGCAACGCAGCAGGTCCGATAGGCAACTTATTGATGTTGTATTATCCGCAGTCAACTGTTGCCATTACTGGCGTGTCCGTAGCAGGAAATAACGCCACATATTCGTATAATTTGGTATATGGCCCTGCACTGCAAGTTGGTCAACAAATTACAATTGAAGAAATGACCAATCCTGGTAATAATATTGGTCCAGCACCCATAACTGCGTTGGGTGCAGGGACATTTACAATTGTCAATCCTCAAGCTATTGCTGAAACTGATGGCATTTGGGTTGGTGACACATTCCAGGTTTTTGGTGTTGGAACAGGGATTAACAACAACAATCCTACCATAAAACAATGCGGTGGAATGCCACCCACTGCGGCTTCTGCAATGATTGCCGTGGATGGAAATGCACAAGTAATCGCAACTGCTGTTTACGGACCAAATGCGTGTTCAATAGAAGCACAAACAGGCTCAAATGCATCTTGGTCAAATATGGCAGGATTGCAGAATGATGCGGGCAATCCAGCTACTTGTGCCATGTCAGCAGGTGGCTCATCCAATACACTAACTTTGACAGGATTTAATTTTGGTATTCCTTCGACTGATGTTGTCGAAGGTGTGGTTGTTACAATTCACAGGCAGCAAGGTGCTGGAACTAGCGCAGCTTATGATTCAAATATTTCATTAACCGCTGGTGGAAACAATTATTACAATCCAAATCCTTGGTCTGGTAATACATACGAAGTATATGGTTCGGCTACGGACACTTGGGGATTGGGCAATGGTCTTACACCTGCTGTTGTCAATTCCAGTACATTTGGTGTTAACATCACGTTGGATTGTACTGGCGCACCCGGAAATGGTGCAACGGCGGATATCTTCTATGTAACCATCACAATATATACGCAAAGTACAATCACTGGCAATGTTCCTGCCGGTCAATACCAAATTAATATAGTTTATGAAACGGATACAGGTTTCATTACACCTCCATCTGATTCTCCAAATGTAGCAATTACATTCAATGCAGCTGGTAGTCATCAGATGGAATTAACTAATGTTCCCATTGGGCCATCTGGCACAGTAAACAGGCAGATTATTATAACTATGCCTGGAACTACAGAACCATTTTTCTTCGTTCCCGGCACGAATGGTGGAGTTATAAATGACAATGCTACAACAACTGCAACATTGGATTTCTTTGAAACAGATTTGGTTGATTCTGCTGACGATCAATTTGACATTTTGGCGTCTATCCCATCTGGCCAAGGAATAAACCTCTACAATGCACGTTTAATTTTATGGGGTATGCCATATCCGAACAATTCGATCTTAAATTGTTCTGGCGCTGGCACACCTGAAACATTTAATCAAACTTTAATGACATACATTGTAAACAAAGACGACGGCTATCCTGTTACAAACACATTAATTGACCGTGCTGGAACCCTGTTTGTATTTAAGTCTAAAGGTATATTTTCAGTAATTGATAACGGACAAGACCCGGTAAATTGGGACACCGCGACTCCTGTAGATCAGAGTCTCGGAACATCATTTCGCGGCATAAGCACTGCAACACCAGTCGCTGAAAGTAGTACACAACAAGATTTAAGTGCCTTCGCTGATCCATCTGGATTGTATATATTTAACGGTCAGGTTGTAAATCCGCCAATATCATGGAAAGTTCAAGATTTATGGAACAGCATCACCAGTTTCGCTGGCATTCGTATCTGTATAGATGTGATAAATAAACGCATCCACGTCACGGGATTTGATGCGAATAGTCAAATGTATAATATGGCATTGGTTGGCGATTTCAATGAAGGTATAGATTGGGAATCAATCAAATGGGACTTATGGACATATCATAATAATGTAAGGATTTTCGACAACGCATCTGGCACAGGTGCTGTACTTTGTACGTTACTAAGCACTGGAATCATAGTAACATTTAATACTAATTTGCAAACAGATTATGTCAGTCCTGGTGTAACATCACCAATTGTACAGTCTGTTATAACCGCCGGTATAGACTTTAATGCCGGCGGTATTTCTGATTTCTTTGGCATTCGCACAAAATGCGTTGGTATAGGTGATCTCAATATAACACTTTATAGTGAGGATCAACAAAGTTCCTATGTACCTGCTGTAACACCGATATTGTCACCAACTCCAGGTATGGAATATACAATTAAGACAAACTTCAGGAACGAGAAATGCTATTATAATTTTACAAATGACCCTACAACACCAAGTTCATATTTCAGCATGAGTAAAGCTGTATTTTACGGCAATCCGTACTCGGAGGTTAGGCCATCGTAAACTGGAAATCGCGCGTCGCAAAATTAATTGCACCGTTGAAAGATCATCCAACGTGGTTTGTATTGGATGATTTGCGCCGTGGAACTGATGAGCTTGTTAAATCTATTGAGGAATTACAACAGCAACAGGCTGCGGTAAGTACCTCCGCAGCAGTCGGAGGAGTGACTGCGGTAATAGCTGGCAGTTCTAAGAAAGGCTCTGGTGGTGGTGGTGGGCAAAGAAAATTTGTTCATAGAATTGGTTACAGCGGTTCTGGTGCTGGTGGATATTATTTAATAACACTAGCAGATCAAGCCAATTTAATAGTATCAGACAACAATAGTGGAAATGTTGTAGTTGCGTTATCTTCAGCAAGTATTTTGGGTGGCAATTTTATGTGCTGGATTCTAAATCTTGGGTCTTATCCAGTAGTTATAACACCACCTGTTATTCCAAATCAACAATATGTGAATCTTCGAACTTCGTGGAATTTGAATCAGGATGAAGGTGGTGTGTTGTTTTGTGATGGGTATAATTTCTATCTCGTTTAGAGGTATTATGAAGAAACTAATATTAATGATGTTATTGCTGGCTGTAAACGCATCTGGTCAGATCACTGCAACCATAACTGACAACAATTTTAGCGGACCAATGGGAACACATGGTACATGGCAAGCTACAATAACACCATCAACATCATTTATTAGCTCGGATGGTTACACGATTCCCGGCGGGATGCAACAGAAATTCACAATCACTGGGAGTTCTTTCAGCGTAAACGTAGTACCCACGCTGGTAGCAAATCCACCAAATGCATTTTATACAGTGAATTATCAGCAAACAGTTGGTGGTACTGGTGGATTCTCCGAAAATTGGTGTGTTGGTCCGGTAAATACATATAATAGAGCATCTGTGATATGTAATGGCAATACTACAAACATGCTGTATCAAACTCTGCCACCTGGATCAATTGTGGCTGGTTATCAATCAAGTGCTGGCAGTGGGTTAAATGTCAATATATCAGCAGGGTTTAATTTACTTTTGGGTAGCACTCTTGTAACATATTCTGGCGGTAGCCTATCATTAACTGCAAGCACTACTAATTATATGTACTTAGCAGCAAGTACTTATGTTCCAACAGTAAGTACAACAACATTTACTTCTGGGCAGATACCAATTGCCACAGTCACGACTGGAACAAGTTCCATAACGAGCTTAACAGATCAAAGACCATGGACCGTAAACAATACTAATAATGTATCAAAGGTTATAGATGCGGGTGGGCAATACTACAACGTACAGGCTTATAATGTTACAGGAAATGGCATAACAGATGTTACAGCAGCAATTCAACTTCTTATAAATAATATAGTGGGTACTGATGGCTCAAACTGTGGTGGTTCTAACTCAGTTACTATATTTTTTCCAGTTGGAATATATTTGATTTCTTCCCCACTTGTACTGCCTGGTTCTCCTGGTTGTTCAATTCACATTATGGGAGCAGCGCCCCGCCCTGGTATAATTGCTGGAAGCGTCATAAAATGGAATGGTTCCAGTGGCGTACCAATGTTATTAACCTGGAATCTGAATAGTTATGAAATTGACCATCTTACATTTGATACAGAAAAAACTGCTAATGCTGGCATTTGGCTTGTGGAAAATTCTGACACTAATGGAACTTTAAGTCAAAATATTACAACGACTGGCTCGCAGACTGTCACGGTAGGTTCAACAGGGAATATGGCTGCTGGATACTGGTTACGTGTGGATTCTGGAGCTAGTTTTGAAATGGTGTTGGTAACTGCCGTAGGCTCTGGTAATATAACAGCAAGTTTTTCAAAATTGCATTCAAGCGGTGCTACAATCGGTGGCAGTTCATCAAGTGGTGGAAATATACATCATATTTCCACGATCAATCTTTCCGGTTCAGGATCAGATGGCATCAAAATCGGGAACGTAGTTTCAAATACATGGGGTTGTGGACAAACATCAGAGATTTATATTGACCATAATTTATTTTACGGTGCAGATGGTACAGCACATTCTGGAATTTATGGAATATGTGCAGGAAGTACCAAGAATGTCTGGATTGACTACAACGATTTCAGCTACCTCGTTTATGGCGCTTACTTGAATGGGACAGGTGGAGGGATAAGTTTTAAGGGCGACGATTTTAGTCAAATCCAAAAGGCTGATATTTGGGCTCAACAGGCCCCTGTCCTCGTCGAAAACTGTGAGAGCGAGTCTGTAAATACCACTACTCACATTTTCGTAGCCAATGGCGGAAGTGGCAGCGCACAAGGAACTTTAACTCTCATTAATAACAGTTGGCAAGCAACTCCCCCAAGTGCGCCTACTGACTGTGGTACAGGCCCAATGGTGGGTTCAGTAATTTGCTGGGCGGGTCAACTTGTTATGATTGGGAACCAGTTTGGAGCGACAGGTACTCAACAGGCGTATATACAGGAAGAATACTATGACAGTGCACCTGCAACGCTTCGGATTGTCTCCCTTGGTAATCAATACTACAAAGCGCCCGCAGGATATATTCCAGTTGCTACCTACAATGGAACTGCGCTACTTCCATACTATCTGATGTCATTCAGTGTAACATCACTTGGAGATGAAGGCGGAACCCCGGCGAGTCCCGTAGCGATGACAGATTTTATCGGCCAACAAACTCAAATAGTTTCCAGTTCAATTGTATCGGGAGGTGCTGCTGCTACGCTTACCGGAACCGGAGCCTGTGCCACAGCATCACTTTCATCACAAGCTGGTGGTTCATGGAGCGGACAGGTAAACTGTGGGGGAACAACTGGAGCAAGTACACTTACAATAAGCCCAGGAACTACAGTACCAAATTCATGGATGTGCTTTGGAACAGATGTTACTGCAAAGGTCAGTGGTGTGCAAAGTACTTGGTCAACCACATCTTGCACTTTAACATTTTCCAGTGTTACTTCGGGTGATGGATTAATGTTTAGTCTATTTGGACATTAAAACATGGTAAAATTAATAGAATACAACAAATGTTATAGCAATGAAATAGACCGCTTGAGAAACCTTCAAGCGGAAAAATATAAAAATTTCACTAAAGATAAATTCGATGATCCTGTAAACAACGTATCCGCATCAATCATAGCCAACGATGGTTTGGTCGTTGGTGCAGGTTTCCTGCATATTATTCCCGAAGCAATTTTAATTCTTGACCCACGATTACCGAAATATATTAAAGGTGAAGCTGTTGACATTGCACTTAAAGAGGCTAAAAAACAAGCAATTTTGGCCAAGTTCGATGGAATAACTGCATTCACATACAACGACGAGAACTTTAATCAAGTTCTCGTACACAGATATGGATTTTGTGATGCGGGGACGGCATTTTATTTAGAGCTTTAGGGAGGTGTATCATTCCCAAGGGCGCATCTAGTTCAGTATATAATAGAGGAATGGGTCAAAACCTGAGTGCATATAACCTCGGTCAAGAATATATGGGACAGGCAGCAGGGGGACTTGCAAATTTCGCCGCCAGCGGTGGAATCACCCCGGGTATGACCGCCGCAGCACAGCAACAAACCGCAAATCAAGTACAATCTATTTTTAGTCGTGCAAAACAAGCTCAGGCACAACGCCAACGCATCCAAGGTGGGTACGCGCCCGGTGGCGGTGCAACTGCACGCGGATTAGGGCGGCAAACAGCAGCAAGTACTTCCGCTGCGGTAAATAATCTAAACCTTGGATTGTACGGATTACAAACACAAAATCAACTTGCAGCAATGCAAGGATTAGGTGGATTGGGTGGAACTGAACTTGGAATCAGTGCCCAAGATTTGGCAACTGCTCAAAAAGCTGCCGCACAACCTGGGTGGTTTGATAATATCATGCAAGCATGGGCGCAAGGAACTCAAGGATTAAAGAATTTGTTTGGTGGCCCAAGTGGAGCAGGAGCATTTTATGGCTAATAATGTTGATATGAGTCAATTTGAACAATTAAGTCCAGAAAGTGAATCTCTGTTAGCCAATGATGAAAGAAGGGATAAACTACGGGAACAATATCAAACTGCCCTGCAAAATGTACCACAAATATCAGACTTTCATCCATCACTGGGCCGTCGTGTATTAGGCGCGTTGGGGCAAACACAATTTGAATATGAACCATATTACCGTCAATTTAGCGATTATTTGAAGAGAACTGAAGGAATGCGCCGTGCGCTTGACTATCAAGATTCACTTGTATTGCGACAAGCACAAATTACGCATCTTGGTGCGCAAGCGCTGGCCGAAGGTGCAAGACGGCGACAGGAAGAAGCTACTGAAGAATTGCGCCGTCGTCAAGCTATGCCAGAATATAACATTGAAAGATATGGCTATCAACCAAAAACTTTACAAGAACGTGAAGAACTTGATCTCTATGCACACCCTGAACAAATGCGTCCGATTAGTGTAAGTGGTTCTGCTATATTCAATCCATTTACACAACAACTGGAACAGAATCCATATTATGTTCCTCCGGCCAGAATGGGACCAACGGAAAGACTTGATTTACATAAGAAAGAACGAGAATTTGATATAGAACATCCAATACCGGCAAGGGAGCAATCGCCTAAGAAGTTAAATCTTGAGGAAGCACGTAAGAGAGTTTTTGCAAAGAATCCAAAGTACCAACAATTTTACAAACAAAACACAAAGACTAAGAAATTTGAATGGGTTCCACCAGATGATCCAAAATTAATTCCGTTGTATAATCAAATGCTCAAGGATATACAATTTGAAATGGGTGGTGGTGCTGGGTTACATATTGAAGAACCTGAAAGTCAATCAAGATATGAAGTTGAAGAAATAAACGAAGAGGAATAATGGCAAAAAAGTACAAGATAACTAGTCCGGATGGTAAAAGCATTATCATCAGTGGAGATCACAAACCAAGCGCATCTGAAGCTGAAGAACTATTTGGCCAATATCATCAAGATGTGGCTGATGAAAATGCGAAGAAAACGGCTGAAATTGACAAACAAACACAAGAGCAAATTGGTAAAACACAATTTGGACACTTTGCGATTGAACATCCGGATCTAGCTGGAATTATTGGTCAAATGTTAGAATTTGGTAGGGGAGTACAAGATATTGCAAAAGGTGCACGTGATTTATTAGCACATGAAATAAGACACCCAAGCACATTAATATCACCCAGATTAAGAACACCAGAGCAAGCGCAAGAATATGAGAAAACGCATCCAATAAGTCAACCATTGATACAACCACAAGTATTAAAAGAACCAGGAGGATATGCTAGAGCAGCGGGCCAAATTGCTGCACAAGCAGCACCGTTTATATATGGTGCGATGCGTGGAACACCAGCGATAGAACCTGAAGTATTACCGCCAGTCGAAGCGCCACAATTACCGGAATACACACCAGAAACAATAACAGTACAACCTACAGAATTAACTGGTGAAATTGCGCATGAACCGTACCCGCTAGGAGCGGCTACACAGAGGCAATTGCCACAAATTATTCCACCACCGGAAATACCAATAGAAGTAACACCGGAACCACGTCCTATATTACCTAGGGAAGTACCAAGATTACCTGAACAAAAACCTTACGGGATTCCGCAAGTTAATATGCAAAAGGCTGGCACAGTTAAGTGGCCAGGATATACTGAAACTGACGTAACTAGGATTCCGCGAAAACCTGGAGTCATTATAACACCGGAGCCAAGACAAATAACAAATTTTGATCCTGCAACTGGCGTTGCAAATGTTACTGAACAAGGTGTGCCGAAACAAATTCAAATTGATCCTCAAACACAACAACAAGTTCAAGCAATGAAGCAAGTTTCAGATGCGTCTGAATTGGATTTATTACAAGCTTTGGAGAATGACGAAGCGGCGCGAACTACAGCGCCGCCACAAGAACCTCCATTGGAAGAACAATTTGGTGCATTGGCTGAACCGGAACTTGAGCCGCCAGAAATGTCAGAAGAAGAACGTGCACAGCGAAAAGAATTAATGTTACCAGAATTTGCACGTGAAGAAGGATTCAGATATGGTAGATTACCTGAAGAACACCCCGCCGCAGATTTAATGAATCAACGTGATGAATTACAAACTCAATTAGAAAGTACAACAGATCCAAATGAGATAAAAACCTTAACAAGACAATTAGAAGAAATAAATACACGCATTCATACATTAGATACTTCAAGAATCTTAGGGCAACCCTCGCCAATTGATCTGCCTGAAGTAAGCGCACTACCGCAAGAACTACCGCAAGAATTACCGCAAGTCAGGTTGCCCCAAGAATCTCCTGAAGATTTTTGGATTGCAGAAGTTGATAAGCAAAATGCAATGGCACAAAAGATGTTCGGAAAGAGAATGCGTGAACTGACGAGAACGCAACAGAATCAAGTCATTGATGCGATTGTAAACGAAGAAGAAATGCCTGAAGAGATTGAAGCAGTAAAAAAAAGTCCTGAAATAGCTACCGAACCATTAATCGTAAAAACCAAAAAAGCGTCTGATAGAATCCTGGCAAATCTCAAGGATGAATCCGGCGTATTCGATACGACAGCATTTCGTGATATTGTAAATAACATAGGAAAGGACAATAAATTCAAAAATTATGTTGCACAACTTCAAGAAAAAATCGCCAGGGGAGAAAAACTCTCCCCTGAAGAACTGGAGAGTATGAAAGGATCAAAACTACATGATGCGGTTTTGACATACGAAGACAGATCGGGCGCACTAAATAAACTCAAGGTACTATTCGGTTCAGCAGATAAAAATCTTGAACAAAATCCCTGGACAAAACCAATTGCAGATTACATTAAAGGTACATCAACAAAGGACGTTGGAGAAATTCCCAAAGAAATTTTTAAGTCACAAGTCTATGGCATAATTGATAATATTCGAGGCAAATTTTTAACATCAAAAGAAAAAGAACAAGTTGGAATCTTGCTTGACAATTTTAGAGAAATTCCATTAAATCTGAAAGGATTTAGTCCAAAAGCTCTTGACGTAGCGGATGGTTACAGGAAATTGCTTGATTCAATTTGGGATTTTGCAAAAGCACATAATGTGGTAACTCGCGCTGGCAAAATGCCTGGAACTATCAACGAATATTTCACACATATTATGAACCAGCCGGATTTGGCTGAGGAACTCAAAGCAAGTATCGCTGCCTTATTCGACCCCATTGCACGCGGGGAATTTAAGAACCTAATTCGAGACAGGATACAGCAATATTACAACAAAGAACAGGTTCCGCTCACTGGGGAACAACATGGAGAACAAGTTTACGTAAGACCAAAACCCACACCAACAAGTCCATTTATTGAAAGACGGACCGGCGAATTGACGAACATTGAATACAACTCTGATCGCGTGATGCGTGCATATGTTGAATCTCTTGCAAGGTTAATATATGACAAACCGGCAGTATTGAAAGCGCGTGAGGTATTGGAGCGTGTACCCAAAAATACAACTTTGTGGCGCAACGCTAATTGGTATATCAGAAATTACGCAGGATATGATGCGCTCGATTTGTCCAATATAGTCCGTAATGTAACAGGCGCAATTACAGGAATGGGCACAAGATCAATTCTGCCATTTTCCGTGAATTTGCAGATGTTGCACCTTGCGCGTTCTGTTGGTCAAGTTATTCCAGAGGCGTTATCAACCGGGCCTTTGAACGTTTTTAATGGCTTCGCAGAATTTGCGAAGAATCCAATTCAAGCGGTCCGTGACGCGCGAAATGCAGGTATGTTACAGCAATCACAAATACCAATTGCAATGAAGCGAGTGGGTGAAGAATTTGATCAAATTGGAAATTTCTTCGATGCTGGTAATACAATTGCAAAGAGTGTTGCATTGAAGATTGGGCAGCAAATATATCCGAATGACCCAAAGAAAGCAGCGGATTGGGCGATGCGTGCCGAAGGCGCAACTACACCGGCGCGACAAGCAGAAATATTTGAACAGACCCTTTCCAAATTGATCTTCCAATTCAAGTATTGGGCACAGAAATATGGGGAACTACACCTTGGCTCTTATGTACGCGCTCTTGATAAACCAACTTTGAACAACTGGATTTCTGCTCTGTCATACACGGGTTCGCTAATTGGATTATTGTATTTAACGGAAAAGCTCGGTGTTAGATTAGCGCATCTTGGATTCCAAACATTCCAGATCGGAAGTCCAATTATACAAGCAATAACACGTGCAATGACGCGATTTAGACGTGATGATTATGCCGGGGGCATTGAAGAGTTTTTGAAGTATGTAATCCCTGCGGGACAAAGCAAAGTTGGAAAGTTTGTTGAAAGCAAAGCTAAAGAAGTGTTAGAACCGACCTATCGCTAATTCATCTCCGATTTGAATTTAATATACTGCTCCGCAATTTCACGCCTTAATTCGTAAATCACATCCCCACCTTCACGATGTACTAACAATGCACCGCTCTGCTGTAATGTATCCATGATCTTATCTACATCAGTGCTGTCATAGTCTCCCCACTTCCATCCTTCATTAATTAATCTAGTTCTTGTCATACGCAAATCTGATTGCTTCATTAAATGTTTAAGGATGATTCCAGTTTTCTCCGCGAGTTCAGCTTTACCACTTCCGAGAAATACGCGCCGCATCCCATCGTAACATAATAAAACTGAATCAATTGCTTCCTGTAAATCCTCTTCAATCAAAAGCAAATCGAACCGTTCTGATAAACTTAATAACATGGCAACCTTTAATATGGTTTCATCAATACGCATCAGCGTACCAGTTCTATCTTTCGGCGTACCACGTTTGAACTCCTGATACCATGAATCAAAGAACTTTCCACTTGAATCAGTGAACTTAAACTCACCACGCATATTTGATATTTCCCTTAATCGGTTTGCATACTTTTCAATGTTCGGCTGTATTTCTGGTGGATACACTAACGAACTTATAGTCCTTGGTTTTTCCTCAAATACCACAATACTTCGTGCTATATATCCACCGCCAATGGCTTTATTCGGTAGTGCGTCTTTTAAGTTCGTCTCATTTGAACCACCAAGAATAACTATGTATGGGTCGTCAAGGTTTACATCTCCACCCTTTAACCAATTGTCCCATTTAGGATTCCAATGACAATCATATAAATCCGTTAATACCGAAAAGCTATCATCGTCTTTTACAAACGCGGCATCCAATTCCGAATTGCATAAGAAACCATGAGCTTCCTTTAGCATGTCTGTCTTTGTGATATGAAATGCTTTTCCCAATTCCCTTATAGCGGCAGGTATAGAATATCGTCCCGCAATAACGCGAGTCGAATGCGCTTTAGTTGCTAAATCTTTGGCCAGTTTAACAGCATAGCCTTTTTTAAGGCCAGAATCGCCTACCAAGAGTACATAGACATTAGGATAGCACTTGTAAGCAAATCTATCCAGGTAAAAATTCTTTCTACAAACTGCCGAAATTGCTGTTAAACAAGCCCAATAGATATATCGTTCAGGACATTCAAATTCACTTGTCTCTTGTAATATCTGACTTATCCATGACATTATGTTCCTTTGGTTTTGGAACAGTCGGCTCGTCTGGTGGACAAATTGGATTACCTATTGTATATTGAAATTTTGGGTTTGATGCAATTGAGCCTGGACATACTACATTAGATATATCCAGCCATTGCTTGAGAGATTGTTTGGCTTCTTCACGATTCTTTGCCCTAACTCGAAATGTTACAGGGAAATCAAATATCATTTTGCTAATGTCACCCCTTTTTGTCCTTGATACTTGCCTTTATACGCATCACCCGGAGTTGCCATTTTAGCAAATACTAAATGTAAAAATCTACTATACAATGGTGCAGGACCGCTATAGCCCGCTGCAAATATTTCCACAGTTAGATTTCCAATAAACCCGGCATCCACCATTGTTGGACAAATTAATATACCCTTTCTCGCCCATGTAGATCGCAATGTCACAAATGCACATAAATCATCCGGTAATGTTAGTATTTCCCTGGTTGCGCCAAGATAAAATCTTTTTCGATAAACATAAGTTATTGGTTTATTTTGTAAGGCATCAATCATATCTTCAAGAATTAAATCAATGCCATTCTGCTGAAATTGTTCCTCTTCAACAGGCTCAATTTTCAGCAACCCTTTTTCTATGTACCATTTGATGTCACGGCCCGATAGAATCACTTTTTGATCTCCACCTTACCAAGTCTCTCCAGTTTTTACTCACCTTCACACCACATGGGATTACCAATGGTCCCCGTGGTAAACTGCAATTACTAAAATCTATCGGTTGTTCAAATGCGTTTACGCCGATTGGAACAACGTAATCCAATTCTGAATCTGGACATTCTGCCACAAGCGCATCGTGCCATTCACAAATCATACGCACAGACGGACATTGTGCACGAATACTTAAACCCGCTTTTTGTGTCTGACCAGTTACCGTACTTTGCTTGATGTGTGCATATGCTTCTTTGTATAACTCGTCACCAAGTTTATTGTAGAAGGTGCGTTTACGTCTATGCGGATCAATAAGCATCCTATCTGATAGAATGCAGTTGCGGATTTGTGCATGAAATACATCCTCTATGCCCGGGGAATTTCGATACATTACTGTAAGTATTTCACCAGCTTTCCACTCAGATATGATAATCCTACTATGGTGAAAGATAAGCTCGACCAATTTCCGTTTTCCCACTGCGTTGTCATTTGCATGACCGCTGTGTTTTCCAACTTGTCTATAATAATCATTTCCGTTACTGTAGATTGCAAGTTCTTCCTCATAAGTTCTCCCCGTAATCCATGATGCGCGTATTAAATGCAAATCCTCTTTATCCATACGCTTTAACATTTCATGTTCATTGGCCAAATGTAACGCGATGCGTGATTCCGCTTGTGATTGATCCCATTCAATTAATGTATATCCTGGTGATGCACAGAGCATGGACCGAATATCTTGTCCCTCTTCCGTGTGCTTTGTAATTGTTTGATATGATAAACCACCTTGTCCATCCCTGACTGGTGGTTTCAATTTATTTGTGGAGGTTCTATTCGATTCAGTTCCCGTAATTAGAAATGTCGTCCTGATGCGCCCATCTTCATCTTCATAGAATCTTTTGCCTTTGGTTTTTTCTGCATATTTGGGGACTCCAAGATTGGTCCCAAGCACTTTGTAATATCCTCTGATTTGTAAAATACGCCCAATAATGTCCCTTCTTTTTTCATCTTTGACAACATTCGCCAAAAGAGACAATAAAGTGTCCTCATCTGTTGACGGTGTACTTCTTCCTGATTTTCTTTTCTTGACTCTGAGCGGAATTTTAAGCTCAACGTAAATGAGCATGGGAACATCTTTATTGGAATTGACGTTAATCGGATGATTACATAGTTTATCAAGTATTTCCTGTTCTTCTTTGATTTTCCGCTCATATTTTTCTATTAATTCCTTTCGACGTGCTTGGTCAACAGTGAATCCATTGGATTCCATGTCATAATAGAATTGATGTAAACGCATCGAAAAGTTGTAATACACTTTTCGCACACCAAACTCTTCAATTTCATCTTCCTCAATCTCATCAAGTTCTTTTGTTACAGATGCATCTTTGGCGTTGTATAAATACACTTGCTCCATTGAATCTTTTTCTGGATCAAATTCCCGGTATTCATCTTTGTAATATGGTTCTTCAGTCAAAACGCTCGTTTGAAATTCTAATCGCTTGCGGAACTCAGCATAACACTGGTGAAATTTTAATTGCGTGTCGGACTTTATTCCTGCGATGCGGAATCCGACGTTTTCTGCGATGCGTTGGTCATATTTCAAATTCTGCCCAATCTTTTTGATATTTGGATTTGCTAGAAATTCGGCAACAATGCTCCATATGGTAACCAACTCCAGGTTACTGATATTGTATTGCTTACCTTTCTTGGTGGGAGTGTTAAATAGTGGGACTGAAATGCCTTCGTATCGGCTGAAGGATAAACCAATACAAATTGGAATGCAATGATATGCTTCAAAATCAATGGCACATCCTGATTCCCATTTGTCTCTGTTACGTTCTATGAAGTCATATAATGTAGAGGAATTAGTGCAGACCCATAAACTACGCTGAGGAAGTCTTAATTCTGGGAACCTACTTTGCTGTACGGCCCTATTAAAGTCAAGCTGTATGTACGCTTTATCTTTCCATGTGAACATGCCATCTCTGCGATGCTCCAGTAAATTCGCAGGGTGAATTGACGGCACAACCTTAATTCTATTGATTCCTTCAAGAATGCTACCTCTGTAGTGAACGATACCCTTAAATGGCGTGAGAGCTTCCAATGCCCGGCCACCCAATGCAAGGATGCAGTTCGGAGCTATAACTTCAATTTCCTTGCGTAAAATTGATACAAATTCTTCATATGTGTGTCCAGTTTCCTTCAATCTCATCCAGTCATTATCTGGTGGCCTTACCTTGCAAACATTTGTTATATAACAATCATTGCGTGATGTACCCGCATTTGATAACATTGAATTGACCAATTCACCGGATGGACCTACAAATGGTAAACCTTGTTCGTCCTCCACTTTACCGGGAGCTTCGCCGCAGACGACTAATTTTGCTGATGTTGGACCAACCCCATTAATCCAATTAGGCATTATACTTTCCTAAATATTTTCAAGTAGTTTTATGGCCCAACTAATATCTACCGACCACATATGTTGACATCTTTTTTCGTATTCGGTAGCTTTTAGAATTATGTATTGATTTAAGGTATCAACATCCCAATTGTTCACTCCTCTGATATGTACATATACATTATTGACCATCTCTGGATGTAGAAACTCTGTTCTGCCCAGATGTTTTGCCCTATGACAATTGGGGCATAGAGCTATCACACCTATCAATTTAGCGATATATGTTTTGTCATTATATTCCCATTTTTCGTGGCACTCTACAGGCCACCTATCACCGACCTGACCGCATATTTCACATACATATGAGGCGTTTTCGTAGCAATATCTTCTTATCTTATCCCATTGTGATTTGTCAAGCAGGGAACGTAAGTTTAGATACCATATAGATTTAGGTACTAGCTCAATTGAGAGTTTGAGATTAAATATATCCTTGTCTCGTGGAGGTATTTTAATATTACTCATAAATACTTTTCCATTAAATCTCTCAGCCAAAATAATTCCTCCACTGACACAAAAACTTTTTTATGTCTAGCATACATTCCGTATAATTTGTTAATAAACATGACTTCACTAGATGTCATTATGTTGATGCGATTAAGCCAATTAAACCAATTAAGAAACTTTTCAAATATTACTTTAGCTTCTTCGTTGCGCCGTTCTGGAGTTTGTGCGCTATCTTGGAACAATGCCATGTTTTTCCCTTAGTATCTTATATAATTCTGTAGCTTCGCCTTCACTCAATCTAAATTCCTTCACCTTAGCTTGACCTGATATATGATCTGCTAAATTCACTTGACGTAGGACAAATATATTTTCCATAGTGTGATGCTCTTTATCTTCAACCACTTCCCACCAGCAGTCCCTTAACATACCTTCATTCAATCTAAGTATATGTGTATTTTTTAGTTCCATGTTTCTTCCTTTCGCGCACAACTTTCGATTCTTTATGTCCAACATGGTAAAATGAACACAAATCACAACAGTAGATGCGAAAATCGTCCGGACTTTGTGATGTGCCTTCGCATAGTTTCTCTATGTGCTTTTCTGCTGCCTCTACTGTACCATGCTTGCGTTTGCTGCAAACTTTGATGATTAGACGAGTCATTTTACATAACCAAGTTCGTATAGAATACCCAATGTAGGCAATAAACAAAGTGCGCCAATCCATATGACATACAAAATGTCCAACGTAGTCGCTATATAAAATTTGACGTGCATAAATCCTCCGGTACGGACACAGCGAAGCTATGTCCGTAGCGCAAGATTTACTTGGTTTGTTGTGACGGTCTGAAATCTTTGATTCGTTTAATCGGTCTGCCTTGATATTCGCCCATTTCTACGAAGAATGCAACCGGACGGCCAACAGTTTTTTGTAAATCGTAATCACCGCCAGTTTTTTCATCAATCACAAAGCCCATAGCTTTCAAGAAATTGATTGCAAAGCCTGGCGCTTTTTCATTGAAATAGTTTTCTACTGGAATCCCATCATATTTGCCGCCTTCTCGAATAGTGACGGTGATTTTCCAATTGGTTGATTTATCAGTGGATGCAGCGGATTCGTCAACTGACTTCACTGTACCTTCATGCCACCCAACTTCGACATCTTTGCTTCTTAAAATATCTTCTGGCGCTAAATGCATCTTCATAGATTCACCTTCAATGTTTGAATTTTACTACAATTCTTCAGAGATAATGCGATGTGCCTCAGAATCGTTTGCCAGTAAATCAATTAGTTTTTCAACCGCAATCAATTCTGATTGTAATGCTTCCTTCCTTTTGTAAAGTTTCTGAAGTGGAGTTTCTACTTTGGACTTCTTAGTGACTTTCTTGACTGACTTTGATTGTTCTGACTGCAAATCAGCATTAAGTGGGATGCCAATAGAGTCGAATAGTTTTTCCTCTGCCAATTTAAGTTACCTCCTTTTACTCTCTTAAACAACTTGCTTCCTTAACAGGATCAACGTCAGGAATTTTTGTTTGATGTTTTTGTTGGTATTTCTCAATACGAGCAATTAGCAAATCTGTGGCTTTGAGTTGATTTGCATCGCATCCTAATTCTACTTGTATTCCACGATATGCTGACAATGTGCGAAGTAGTGCAGCATCATTTGCATGGAACAAAATCGAATTTTGTTCATTGTAAATCTTCTGACTGACGTAAGCAATAGCTACGATTTTGTGCTTTCTGTCAATGACCATCTTATCACCTCCTTTCTGTTCCTCCAAAATTTCCTTTTTCCTTTCATAGTAAATACAACCCATTAGATTCTCCTATAAATTAATATCAGGCAATTCACCATTTGGTAATAAAACTGGAATTATTTGACCCGCAGTTTCATCTTTTGGTAGATAAGAACTCCAAATCTTGTAGAAATCTTCATTTGTGTGGTCAATTGTGTCCGGCAAATCTGGAATCGCTGTTCCCGCGAAATCTTGTGTATTACTTCGCGTGTGACAAATGAACCGTCTATTTGTACCATCTATTGCCGCATCGCAATAGAAATGGTATATCTCATCAAAATACCCAGGAACTTCGGCGGCAACTTTATTTCCGCCAGTTACGATGCGTCGAAATTCTTTGAAACCGCCGTCAAGTTGTGGCGTGCTGCCAGTGACAACGTGGCATTCAAGAATTACGTTACATTTCCAAACGTTATGAATTACACGCAACTGTGTTAAGATAATATTAAGTCCTGATGATTCGCCGCTGTAATCTGCGATTCCCATAATTGGAATACCACCTAACATAAGTGGTTCATCCAATTTTTCCCTTTTTCTAGCAGTATTTAATCTAGCTTCGCCACGATTACGGAATAATGTATTGATTGTTGCGCGTGATAAACTTGTTAAACTACCAACGTGAATCGTGGCAAAGTCACAACGTTCCTCAAGCTGTTCTAGTTTCTTTGTTACCTTTTCCCAATCCGTATATGTGTCATAATCGTGATCTTTTCCTTTCAACCAACGACACATATTCAACCAACCCATTCTGCCATCAATATCAAATGTGTATATCGGGTCAGGAAAAGATGCTGCTGCGGTTGTCTTTGCAGTCTTAAATTCCCCTTTGAAGAGGAACATTCGACTTCTTGTAGATTTCATATCACTGACTTTTGGCATTTTGATACTCCTTCCTCCAGAAATTTCTCCAACATAACACCCAAAAATATCTATTATTCCTGTCACGTGATTTGTGTTCATATAATAATTCTAACAGTTCATATTCGTAGCCTAACGTATGTTTAAGATTGTTTAACATCTCTTTGTCCCATTTCATCTAAATATTTTTCCAATGCCTCTATTGTAGCTTCCTCAAATATTTCTTTGATTTCATCTCTTCGCCAGCCAATTTTCTTGTTCAGTCTTTCAAAGAAGCAAAACTTGATGCGTTTAATAAGTTTCGCTGGATGCATTTTTCACCGCCCATATTGCAACTTCAGTTTTATTTGACATTCCTAATTTGATGAATATGTGCTGCATGTGATTCATTACAGTTCCCTTTTTTATTCCTAAATCTTTACCTATTTCGGGATATGTTTTGCCCATCAGCACATGTTTTATTATTTCTTTTTCTCTCTTTGTCAACGTATCACGTGGCCGCATTTTCTAGTTTCACCATTTCAGCAAGTTCAGTTTCCTTAAACAGATTTTCTTTCGTGCAGTCACGACAATGTGGTGATGCGAGCGTTGCAGTGTAGGCTGTCATTGTAAATATCTTACCACAACGCCAACAAACACAATCACGACCCACAACTAATTTGACTGAAATGAAGTGTGGACAGTTCGGCAAAACACATTTGTAAACCGTCCACACTTTTGACATGCGTACACGTTTATATTTGTGTACGTGATCATACTTCTTTGCCATACTTACTCACCTGAATCACGCAACTTGGTATCTTTGTCAAGTTCCGTAATCTCCGTTTTAATATCTTCTTCTGTCACATCACCTTCAAGTGCAACTTGACAATTCGCACAAAGTTCAGTTTCGCCTTCATCACAATCATCTGAACACAATGGAATTAGGGTTGCACCACATTCATCACAGTGATGTTCATGCAACATTTCAGTTTGATCTTCCTGTTGATCTAGGTATTCAATTGCCATTTGTTGTCTCCCCTTTTATTCGGTTTTCTTTTCTAAGAACATTAATTAATGCGTCCAACACGTCAGTCTCTAAATAAATAACATTATCTGCTTGTTCAACTAAATGGTGTCCAGTTGTTAAATACACAGCGCGATCATTATTCCACCTAGCTCCATCGCTAATATATACGCCATCCCCAAGATATTGTGGATTCATGTTCTCTCCCTTCTATCAAGTTTTCTTTTGATTTCAATTATCTCATTTAGAAAAAGTTTGTTAACTTTTTGTTGTATGTGCATCCAAATTAAAATAGCGCCAATACACAACCACCCAAGTATTAATACAGCTATCAAATAATTGTTCATGTTCTCTCCCATGTACGAAGCCTCTTCGTAATGTCCCAAGGTTCTCCCACAATATAATTACTTTGAATTTTCCATTCACGCAAATTCGGTTCAGTTTCACAAATTCCTAACAAACCACAAGGTTTGCCATACTTTCCGATGCAAGATGCGGTTGTACGATCGTCTTTCATTTCGTCAAGATTTTGGAGAGAATTATAAAGACGTAATGCCCATTTAATTGTATCTCTGCGCCACTCTTCTATGATTGCCTTTGGAAATGCCAACGTATATCTTCTGAATTTCTCGGCAGGTTTTAGAGATTTCTGAAATCCAACTTTATTTACGACTAAACTACGTGCATCAAACATCCATGCATATTTCAAAAATTGATTGGTGCGCGATATTGGATCTGATGCGCGGGATTCGCTTTTGTGATCGCAAATCGAATTATCTTCTGCATCCCAATCAGTTTTATAAACTAAATCTATAATACCAGCCATTAGGATTCTAATCTCTGAGTCAATATATAGTTCCTTTGTCGCTACTTCTTCAACAAACAATGGAATCCATGTTTCAGATTGACGAAATGTGGCATACTGCCGATAGCTTTCAATCACATTTAATCCATCCTCCGTATCCAAATCGCGCGTCATTAAACTACGTTGACCAACCTCAATAGATTGTAGCACTATCTGTTGATATTTCTCCGGTGAAATGATGTGTGAAGTTTTGTAATGTTCTTTTAGTTGTGTATAATGGCCTTGCAACATATCGTGCAATAGGCCACCCTTATCAAAACTTTCTTCTTTGATTGGTGGCCTAATGTTACGATTGAATATATAGTGCGCTTTACAACCACATTCCTGGTAAGTGTTGAGTATTTGGCTATCTATGATTAACGTTTGCAAATTCTCTCCAATCTATCAATTTTACCATCAAGGTAAACGCATCTTAGCGCTAATGCAATAACGATAATTTGCCAAATGTGCTCATGTATATAATGCATAATCACTCCACATGAACCTTAATTTTACTGAGCGCATCCATCACGTCATCCAATGTTTCCACAACAGCAAATGTGCCTTGAAACGTCTCGATACACGCGGCCGCGCCAAGTGCTAACATATCTTCATTTGGTGCGGCTGCACCAAATATTTGATCGGCGCGGATATACTTCTCATATTTTGACGCTTTTCTGTCATTGATTATTGCCGTTACTTTGATAAAAGTTTCAGATGCGTTCATGTTGTCTCCGTTATTACAACTACTATTAATAGCATTCCAGTAATTAAGCCAAGTATTGCCACGTATGCATCCTTGTGTAATACGTAAACACTGCCGATAATGTTAAGAACCCCCATGGCAAATACGGCGAATCCACCATATTTTACGACAAAACGCCGAAATCCAAGATTTCCCATTCAATCCTCCTCAACTCATTCAATTGCTGCCGAATTTTAGCCTCAAATTTCTCTGAATGTTCTAACCAATCTTCGCGCTGCTGCGAAGATATTAAAATTGCGTCTATTCGTTGTTCTTGTTTCTTGATGTTCATGTTTCTCCAACCTTTCAAATTGCTCTAAACTCAGTACAATTTGATGTGCAATGTGACCTAATTGTACTGGTGATTTACCACAGATGCAGCGTTTTTCTGATTTCAGTCCACCACTAATAGGAACTTCTAGTATACGATGCGCCCCAAGTACATTAAGAACAATCATTTCTTTTTGTTGTCGAGTCATTCTGCATACTCCCAATCTTCATTCGAGTGATTTTGTATGCGCTCTATTTCAAGTTGTTCGAGTTGCTCTTCAGTGTATTGTTCCACTAAATCTTCATCTGTGAATGTGTCACATATCCAACACATATTAACCTTCCTTGCCATTACCCGAAATTCAGGTAATGGCAGCGGAGTTTAATGTAATTCACTTTCTGGCTGTCCCTCAGCCGTAATCGTTTCTGTTGGTTTAGTTGCGTTTTCTGCATTTTTTAGCATTTCAGCGTTAATACGTTTGTGAACTAACTGGCGTACTTTTTCTGCTAATAATCCCTTTTCCAATTCGCTCATGCTGTCAATACAATCTACCTGCTCAACAGTCAATTCTACATCTATTCCGAGACTCCTATACCCGCTGCGAACTGTTGTCACCGTTTTTCTCCCTTCGTTTCTGATTTTTTCTTTCGCATCGCCTTAATTGCTTTGCAATGATGCGATTGTGTTGTTCCTCTGTGATTGGTTTTCCGTACCTGCGACCGAATTTCATTGTTTGTCCATACATTTGAATTTTGACACGATCATACCATCTTCATTACTTGTAAGCATCGTAAACTTACTTCCACACGATTCACATTTATACACTTGTTCACCAATATGAAGAATCATTACAAGTGCCGTTTTCATGCAATGCGGACATTGTGAAACCTTTATGAAGATCACTCTAGTTGCCTCGCAGTTAACGCACTTTGAATTGATGATGCTAGTTTCTCCCAAATTCTACGTTCTAGTTCGCTAAGATCATGCCAAATATCGGGTACGCATCCAAAATCTTGATTAGCGATAATATACAGTTCATACAATTCCTGTCCGCTCATTTTATAATCTCCACTTTGCTTTTCCCACAGTCAACAGAATTTCGGTTAGCTCCCTCATTATCTCACTTTCTTCCCATTGTACTTCTTTACCATTAACACTAGCCCAATTTCGCTTTTTTTCCACCAATTCTGAGAAGAACTCATCAATTGTGCCCACTGCCACTAAATATGTGGCAGTGATTTTCTCAGATTCTTGTTCGATGTGGATAAAGCGACATTCACATTGTTCTTCGTTGGCTGGATTCCATTGTCGCTCGACCAAAACACAATCAGCGCATTTGTTTAATGTCACACCCTCCCCGTAGGCCAATGTAGATGCGACTGCGATGCGTGATGTACCATTAAGAAACTCGTCAATTACGGATTGCCTTTCGTGCGGTGATATTTCAGCTGCGAGCATAATTGGCGAATCAAATCCACCATCCTTGCACAATTCGTCTAATTTATGAAATAACATTAGCGCTACGTCTTTGTGATGCGTAAAAAGCACTATCTTGCGGTTGCACGATGTGAGAAATTCTGTTACGAAGTCCAAAGCGAAGTCAACTTTTGCAAGTCCGGTGAGATGTCGCATTTTATTCATGTATGCTAATATGTTTCCAGTCTTTTCAAATGCGCTATCCGTGGTTTCGTTGCAATACTTTTGAAATTCTGTTAGTGTTGCGTTGTAGGCTTCCGCGACTTCTTGTTCCATATCTGTGAATTTGAAATCACGCCAAACTTTGGGTAAATCCGGCAATACTTCCTCACGTTCACGTCGGATTATAAAATCTTTTGTGAAGTCTTGAAAGCCTTTCACATCACGTAATCCAGCGTATTTGTATCGCAACCCATCATAATAATAATCCACCCAACGATACAAGTAACCGTTATATGTCGGGAAGTATTCTGGACGCAGAATGTTCAAAATGCTGAAATATTCTGTTGCGTTGTTTTTAATCGGTGTGCCGGACAATGCTAAGATGTGTTTGATTCCTACTTTTTGTATTAATGTTCTTAATTCTACGGCGCGTTGGCTTTCCCTGTTTTTAATCTGCTGGCATTCATCAATGATGATGCTCTTAATCTGCATCTTTTTGAATACTGCAACCAACTCGGGGTCAATTTCATCTTCTTTGGGTTGTTCTGATGCAAAGAATGAGCCCCTTGGAAATTGATTGTTTTTAATTGGTTTCCCATAGCGCCTTAGAATGTCAAAACTGAATATGTAAAAGTCAATCTTCGGCAGTATTTTATCAGTGCTTTTTTCGATTACTTGAACCATAAATGAATGCGCCCATCTTAGAATCTCCCGTGCCCATTGTTCTTTAATGGAGCTTTTACAAATTACTGCAATTGGCCACAACGTTTTATGAAACCACAGTGCAGCTAGAGCCTGCACAGTTTTACCTAAACGCATTTCATCTGCAACGAGACAACGAAAGTCGGATTGCTCGATGAATCTAACACCACCAACCTGAAATGGTAACAATTGCTTGTTGTCCATTGACCGAAAATTCACAATCGCATCTAAGTCAGTTAATTCTGTGACTTCCTCAATTTGTTGGTGTCCACAAGTGAGTGTTAACCAACGCACACCATCAATCGTGCATTCTTCATTGACCGTTACTCTCTTATTACACGCATTACAAGTCTTTGCGATGTATGGCATTAGCTTTCTCTTTATCTTTCAGCTAAAAAAGCTATGTGATTTGTAGTTCTACCGTACTCACATATTTGCCTTTCTTCTTTACTTATTACACATTTAATACAAACCCCACATTTCAAACACAATAGCTCGCCACAATTGAGTAAGTCAAGATTTGGAGGTTTTGTTGTCACCAACTTTCCGGCTAGATTTTCTATTACGAATGTGACTGCCATTTCTAATTTCCCCCCATTACGCAAAAGTCTTTCAAGATGTGAAAGTCTATCAAGTGCGTTTTCGTTGCCTTGTATGATACCACTCCAAAACACCTTATGTGTTTCGTCACCTACAATGCTAGTGTAACTTTCTGTACTATCTCGTTGAACCTTTGCTTGTGCAATGTCAATATCAATTTGTTTGCGAATTATTATAAGTGCGTTTTGTAATGTCATGGTGTTATTCCTTCCACCCACGATTCACTTACATCCTTCTTGTATGTATCTTTCATCAATTGCACAATTTGTTTTGGTTTGAAATTCATTCTACGCCATGATAACACCGCTTTTTCATAAATGTTAAGCAAACGTTTTTCGCTTTTAGCAGCTCTAATATCCGCTGACGTGGGTTGTGACCTGAGTTTATCCACATATTCTGAGTCACGCAGCGATAAAACTTTGTTCCTGCGCTTGTGTGTTTCCATTTGTTCGAGTCGAATTAATTCTATCTGTCTTTGTAGTAGGGATAGATGCGCCTCAATTATCGTCAGGTCGGCTTTGCCGTCTTTATCAACAAATGTGTCAAGATTTAGGTTAATTTGCGCAAGGTGAGCGTTGTATTCGCTTGCAGTCAGGAGACTCCGAGTTTCCTGGGGGTGATGCGCTTGCGTTGTTTGATCTTCTGACAACACTGCTTTGCAGATAGCATCAGATGCGTGGTGCTCATTGCAACGTGGACAGTGTGGATTGATGTTGTGCCTACCACAAACTTGACAGGTTGATGCGATTGTGTCACCTGGCTCCAATTTGGGCGTGACTGTCAATGATGTGTCGAGACCATCGAAGTCTAGTTCAGCCATTGCGTTGTCCCAGGTACAATAACCATTTATTAATGCAGTATTGAGTCGCGTCCAACCCTGCAAACATTGCGCAATGTAAATCCTTCCTGAAATCGTCATTTGTTTTGATTAGTTCCGCTAGTTTTGGTGATAACTTAACGGAAATTTTGGTTGACATTATTGCACCCCTGGCTCTGTTTGTATGAGTTTGTCTAACCAATGTAAATGCTCCGCTAATCTACGTCCACATTTCACACATTTACCAATAGGATCGAGTACACTCAATGCGTTATCGTCAAATAAATGATAGCCACGTTCAATAATTGTACTATTCCAATGTTGTAAAATAGGATTCCACGTATCAGATACGTGGATTTCGTATTTCACTACCGTGGACTTTGCTTCCAATTCGCTTAACTCCTTTGGGGCGAGCGATTTAGCGAGCCCCTAGACTCCCTATAGTGGTACACCCATCTAACGTGCCTAGTCTAACAGGCTTTTCATGGTTGTCAAGAACTATATTTCCTTTGTTTCCAGGGACTTAGAGCTGTCCCTGGTGGTGATGAAGAAGTGACGAAAAATGTCAACAGTGTAAAAATTACATAGTGTGTAAAAATTACACAGTCATTTATAGGGATTATTTTATATATATATATATTATTATCATATACTTACAGACTTGGGTGGGGTGTGGACCTGGGTATGTAATTCTTACCTAGTATGTAATTTTTACCCGATTCGCTATGTAATTTTTACCTGATCGTGTAAAATTTACATATGTGTCAAAAGGATACAAAATTGGCCCAAAATGTAAGGTTTTTGCTTGTAAGTGCTTTCCATGCAATGACTTACAGATACAATAGTGTCAAAGCCTAACAATGGGGGACAGTGTAGGGTGTCCACAGGTTATTGAAAGCAAAGCGCTTAATCCGATTAGGCGCGAAGTTCACGCTATCAAACTGTGGAATCCACGATGGGGAACCTTGGAATCCTGTTTTCCATATGTGGTGGGAGCTACAAAATAGTATAAAAAAAGACTTGACATTTGCCTATCCGATAGGCGATACTGACCTTGTAAGCTAATTCAGGGTCGGTTATCCCGACTAGGAGAATGTCATGGCAAAGCAGATTGAATTTGAGGTTAGGTGCTCGGTTATGGTTGACGGGAAAGAAAAGAAAGACAAACGAACTCTAAGCTACGTGGCTGTCGAAAGTATTAAAGACGCATCTGAGACTCTGGTTGCTGAGTATGGAACAAAGATCGCAGAATTGGCACCAGACGCCAAACGTCCAAGTGAACTGCAATTAACTCGGACGGAGGATGGCAAAGAAGTGAAATTCGATGCAACGAAGGAACAATTAGCATCGAATTTTATCCTTGAGGCAATCAATGAGAAACGCAGAGCACTGGTTTACCAACCTGCGTATGTTGTGCTCAAGAATGAATTGCTTGGGCCGGAAGTACAAATTGAAAAGCTTGCGGCTGATATGGTTAAGAGGGCCGCAAACGTCGGTATCAAACTGACTCAGGCTCAGGCAATGGAAAAGGCAAGAGCGATCCTAGCCGTTTAGCTTGTAGATATGGAAATGGCGCATCACGATATTTTGTGGTGCGCCATTTTTGTTTATATAGAGTTTCTCAGATTGGCAAGCAACATATACGCGCGGTAATAGTTGCAATCGCGCGTAATTGTTTGTCTCCGTAAAATGTAGCGCATTATGCGCCAGAGCTTTCTGCGAATCACAAAATCTTTCATTTTTTCTCCAATGTTTTGAAGTCGTGCAATATTGCAGTCAGGAAACAGTAACCAATCCTATAATACTCTGCCTCAAACGATCTCCCAGGAAAGTGTTGCCGCATCTGATTGCAATATCGCAACGCATTCTGTAGAATTGTTAAGCCTGTTCGCATCGGCCACCATCCTAAATTGAGATAGACTACAACATCATCACATCACAATTCAATTCAGATGTCAAGGATTATTTGAAAGTATGACAATATATCCGCTAGTGCTGTAGACGCCACCGGGTATGCCCACCATGAATGAGCCTCATGTCAGCGCACCAGCAAGCGACATTTATCGCACTCCTAACTTACAAAACTCACAACATTGCACCGTTATAGAATATTGTAAAATTGGTCTGAATGCCCCTAAATCTGGACTTTTAACCAGATGCGTCCTAAGTCTAGGAAAACACGGCAAATATAGGTTGAAGATTTCTCTTGACAAGCTCGGTCAGACGTGGTATGCTCATTGGGTCAGGGTTGGTGTGTATAATTTTTTAATGTTTTAATGTGCTTAAGGAGACGACAATGGATCAAGGGGAACTCAATGCTCAGGTTAACAATAAACTTATTCAGTTAAGTTCTGATATCACAACAAACACATCAAAGTTGTCAAGTCACGAAACTCGCATTGCACGATTAGAAGGAATACCTGATTCAACCGACAAAGTAACACAACTAACCTCCGTCATTGATTCAAGTATATCAAAATTATTGGACTATGGAAGCCGTATTGCGAACTTAGAAAAAGCGCCCAACTTGATTGATAGAGTAGTAAAATTAGAAGTAGAATTAGCGAACTTGAAAGCTGCACTTAATAAATAATGTTATTTGATGAAAAAACCGCAGATCGGCTCCTAAATTCGCCGGATAATCTTCTCAAAAAGGTTTCGGGATTGGTCCGCTTGACCCCGGAGCAACGTTGTACCGAGTTGCTCCCAGATGGTCGTCGTGTAAAATATCAAAATAATGAATTTACCACAGCAGAACGCTCGCTTGGCGCAGCATTATCGCATCTTGATACCGGTGACAATATAGCAAAGTTACTCGGCGCGTCACGTCAACAAGTTGTGAACTGGAAGTCTGGACGCCTCCAACATAATAATCAGAATCCTAATGGCAATTCGGACTTGCGTCCTGAATTAGTTAACGCGACGAGAGTTAAACTCGGCGCGATTCGTGATGTGGCGATGGATAAGCTCTTAAAAACCTTGGGTGTTATCAATGATGATGATTTGAAAGCCTTGCATCCTAAAGACGCATCCATTGTTGCAGGTAATTTGGCGCGTGTGGTAGAAAAAACGCTTCCCAAAGAAGAGGCTCCGATAGGAGCACAGGTTGTAATGTATATGCCAACACAGATGAACATTGAGGAATATACTGTGGTAGAAGGATAATGGACACCCTAAATTGTCAAGAATGTGAACTGTCCGCGGAAATAATTCACATTGCCAAGGAAATGATTGGCGATGCTGATGTCCTCTCAATGCATCCCTCCCAATTTCAGAGATATGTTCATTTAGCTATGGATGAGGTTCCAGAGGATAAACGTGGATTTATCTTGATGATGTTGGCATTCCCTAATAATATAATGTTCTGTTATGGGATGCGTGTAGAACAGTCTATTGATGTTCCGCAGGATGAGTTACATTTTAAGAAAAATGGTGAAGTGATTTACAGGCTCTTTAACCTTGCAGTTTAGATGTAATGAAACTCACGGAGCAAGACGTTGTTGAGTTTGAAGTTGGAATTCTTGGGGAAGGTGTAGGTGTTGTGAGAGAAAAAGGGGAAAATTTTGATTCTTTTTGGAGGCGTGTTAGTGGTGCATTAATAATTAGAGAAATGATTAGGTATGACTTGGTATATAAATTATCTATGGGAGGATAAATGTCCGGTTTAACAATTCCTGGTTATACATTACAGTTTTATGTTCAGAACGCACCACCGTACAACGTGCGTGTTCGTTTCGTAAATGCTAATGGTGCGTTTGATTGGCAGGCAGATATTCTCGCAGCGGATTGGCAAGCATTAATTGCTGCGATTACTGCTGCTGCTGGAACTGCTGGAAATACATACACAATTCCTAATAGTTCCTATGCTAGTTTAATTAAATATGCTGGTGCAGTACCGCCTCTGGATTTAACAACTTAGTTGTGTGTCGTGCGATATATTGGGGTGGTATATTGCACATTCTCCCTTCACACACAACTATGGGGGGTTAAAGTGATGCCAGTCATTTTAGCCCCCCTTCGAGGTTGTAATGACACTTGAGGAAATTCAGCCAATTACGGCATTTACACTTGATGAATTGAAAAATCTTGTAAGAGATACATCATACATTGCACTTGTTGATCCAGTGGCTATTGATTTCGATGCTATTGGAAATATTCAATGCCCCGGTCTGAATATGGTATTCATTCCGGCAATTCATCAGGATGTACCGATTCGTATTTTTAAGATAATTTGATGTATCGTCGTAACTTTTTGAAGAAACTCGGAATACTTACTGCTGGCGCGATTGTAGCACCGACACTTGCTGAAGTTGTTGTAACAAATGCGAAGAAGTATTTTTTCATCCGTAATAATCCGTTTGGTGGTACTGCTAAATTATGGGGGATGGTAGCCAATTTAGATTTGAACTGCCCGAGAAATCAAATTTATTTGATAAATATTGAACTCCACCCCAAACAAAAAGAAATGCTTGAATCCTTTGATGTGAGATATAGACTATTTGAGGGACTTCGACATAGCACAACTTACAATATAGAGGTTCCTCACGGATACTGAAAAGCGATCCAGCCTACCGCTATAGAGGGCTGCATAAAATTATGATAACGTGGACTGGTCGCCAAATGCGAAGCAAGAAAAGTTCTTAGCCCTTCCAGATAAAATCTTCGAGGGCTTCTACGGTGGCGGTGCCTTCGGTGGTAAGACAGAAGTTTTAGGTTTACTCCCCATTCTTCGTGGTTTTCACAATCATCCCCGCTTCAAAGGTCTTTTGTTACGCAGGACAACTCCTGAATTAGAACGTGAAATCATTCCGAGAATGGACCCGTATTATCGTTCCTGTGGTGGATTGTGGAATGATAACAAGAAGCGTTGGAAATTTCCATCTGGTGCACTTATATTTGCTGGCCACATGGAACATGAAGATGATAAATATTTATATGATACCGATGAATTTCAATACATTGGATGGGATGAATTAACATCATTCACGGAATCGCAATATTTATATCTTATTGGCTCAAGAATCAGGTCTAGCGTTTCAGATTTACCGGCATTCTCACGTGCAGGGTCAAATCCTGGCAATGAAGGCCATGATTGGGTTAAGAAACGTTGGCGCATTGAAGAAATTACACCACAAACTATAATTAAAGATAAGCTTTCCGGTAAACTTCGCATTTTTATTCCAGCATTATATACAGATAATACTAAAGTTCCGCGTGAAAAGTTACTTGAATATGAGGCATCATTAGATTTACTTCCAGAACATGAAAGACAGGCAAAGAAATTTGGTTCGTGGAGTAGTTTTGAAGGTCAGGTATTTACAACTTTCCGTAAGGTAAGACTCCCTGGTGAACCTGAAAATGCACTCCATGTTATTAAGCCAATTCGATTACCCAATTATTATCCTGGTGTGTTGGCTTTGGATTGGGGTTTTCGCGCTTATTTTTATGCTCTATTTGGCCGCCTTGCTCCTACTGGTTGCGTTTATGCAGTGTGGGAATATGCGGAAAAGCAAAAACTCACATCAGAAGCAATGTCAGAAATCTATGGAAGATTGAGAAATGAATCTAACATTCGCGGAATTGTGGTTGATCCAGCAACGAAACAGGAACAGGGTGAACCGCTTACGAAATTTGACCAAATTTACAATGCACTCAAACCACTTGGATTTGATAAGTTCTTACATACTGCAAACAATGATAGAATTGGTGGTAAAAGCACATTACAAGAATATCTACGATGGAAACCAATTGAACGTATAGTCCCTGAAGTTGAGGATTATGATGATGAATATGCGCAGTATTTGTTACGTTGGAATGGTTTGGACGCATACCATGACTACCTTACATCTTTCACCCCGCCAGAGCCAGAAACAAATCTCCCGAAGTTACAGATTTTCGAGACTTGTCCAGTCCTCATTGATACCATTCCCCGTTGTATTTACAATCCCATTGGTCATGGAAATCGTGAAGATGTAAAAGAATTTAATGGAGACGATTCATATGACGGTGTTCGCTATTTTCTAAAGGAAGTGCAAAGACTTTTAACCGAAGTGCGTTTTGAGGATCAACGCATCACAGAAGAAGCAAAGATTCTTCAGCAGTTTGAAAAAACAAAAGACTTTAATTATCTTGCACAACAGGCACGCCGTTTACGCGAACTTCAGCGTAAACGGAATTTGCCGGTGCGGAGATTTCATGGTTCGCGTAATCAAAGATATAATTACCACGTTACTCCGGTCACGTAAACTACAATCTGACATTTCATATCAGATGGAAAAGATAAGTTTACTTGAAAAGGAAAATTTTGCACTGAAATCTCAAATAGAGTTCTTGCAAAGTACGATTTCGTATGAGCGCACACGCGGTGAAAAGACCGAAGAAATATACATGAAACGATTGGGTGTAATTTCCCAATCGGGTGGTAATGGACAGCAAGCTCCGAATCCTATTAAACGTGGAATGACAGCCCAGGAACTCGGTAGAGCAATGTCTCGCAGAATTGCAATACAAACAAGAGCAATTCAGGAATATTGGAAAAAGAAACTAGAGGAGCAGGAAAAGGCCAAAGCGCAAAAAGCAGGTCAAGAAGTTGTGGAAGAACAAACAAAGAGAGAACCTACAACATGACAGTGGATTGGAAGCATTGGACTATATCCGATCTAATTAGTTTAATATTAGTGTTGGGTTCGTTGATAGTTGGTGCCATTCATTTGAGTAGTAGAATTAGTGATGTGGCCAAACAGCATGATGAAACATTAAAGCAATTAAAAGAGAATGGTAAAATCATTCGGGAAATAAGGGATACTCAAAAGGAAGTAGTAAATGTATTAAGGGATTATCCTCCGCATCGTCATGTGGGTAATCATATCGTTTATCCGAATCAATTGCCGGAAGTACATGCGAAGAATAACAATGGTGACGATCAATGATTAATTTTATATCTTCAAAATGGCATGATCTTTGTGGTTTGTTTCTTGTCAGTATGGGTAGTGCAATGATTGTTTTCTTCAAAGATCGAGAAATTGGTTTGATGTTAATTGGTGGTGGACTTGCCGTGTTTAATCCTCAGCCAAGTACGGTGAAACCAAGTGCCAGTTGAACATTTTAGATCAAAAGAAGCATACCGTCGTTGGACAGCATATCGTCATATTCATGGTATTCCTGCTCCGCATCTCAAAGAAGTTGTGATTGGTAAAGATGGAAAACGTCATAAAGTTCAACATAGTAGCCTGTTTCATAGAAGGAAAAAGAAGAAAGGTGATAGTTTGTTCAGGAGAAAAGATTGAGTAATTTACTTTTGAAGCGTACAAAGTTTTCGGAATCATGCACCTTGGGGGAATTGTATCTTGAAGGCACATTTAATTGTTATACATTGGAACCCCCGAAACTTGATCCTCCGGTGAAACCAAGATGTATTCCAGCAAGCACTTATAGATTTACAATAGCTTTCTCGCCAAAACATAATCGTGATGTTCCACTACTGGAGGCAGTACCAGATTTTGAGGAAATTGAAATTCATATTGGGAATTTCCCAGCAGATACTTTGGGTTGCATTTTAGTTGGAAAACAACAAAACGTGAATGCTATTTATGAATCAACATTAGCATTTGAGGAATTATTTCCAAAACTTAGCCCTGGAATAATACAAATTACTGAGGAGACTTAGCATGAGAGGTCTTGGTACATTTGATCGTGAATATCAAACTCGGCAACATCCTAGACTTTGTACTTGTAAACAATGTAAGGCAAAGGCAAGTAAAGCTAAAATTTCGAGATTTAAGCATCTGAAATCAACTTTTTTGACTAGAAATGCCGGATAAACCAAAGTTTTTCAAAAATCCGCCAAAAGGTTTTGATGAAGACAGTATTTGCAGTTCTGTCCTCGACTTGGTGAAAACCTGTGAAATCGAAGATGAATACGTTAGAAGCTACCAACTTGCAACTTGGCGGCGTAATGACTGTTATTGGGAATCTATTCAAAATATTTTTTGGGCTGATAACATTGGTGAGTGGGCTTCTATTGGTCCCGGCGGTTTGTCGGTGGGAATGGATACCGGGGAGGAAGAAGGTCGTGCCGATTTTGGCCCATTATACGATTATGTCTTCAATATATACACAGCACATGGCGAAAGTATTGTGGCTGCGTTATCTCAATCGGTTCCCTGGTTAGAATTTTTCCCTGATAATTCAGATAATCCCTCTGATTTAATTACCGCGAAGCACAAGACAAAACTTAGTCTTATTATACAACAACATAACAAAGCTAAATTGAAGTTAATGGAAATTTTATTCCGATTCTTCAATCAGGGAATGGCTTGTATTCTTCGGTATTCTGATCGAGATAAAAAATACGGCGAGATACAAATACCGAAGTATGAACTGAAAACGCATCAGGTAACTCCACACAATTGTCCAGCCTGCAACGAAGTTATTGCAGAAGCATGGGATGGCGAGGAATTAGAACAAGCTCCAATATGTCCCAAATGTGGTTTGATTGGGGAAGGTGGTGCTGTTGAAGAACGGGAGATACATGAAAAAGTTGGTAATGATGTATTCCCCCGTGCCAAAGAAACTTGGCGTATTTTATCACCCATTGAAGTAAAGCTTCCAACGCAAATACACTCCCAAGCTGAAGCTGGATATGCATTTTATTATCTCGATATTAACGTTGCTAAGGCATGGAATGATTATCCAGATTTTCGTGATGATATTGTTGCTGACGCAACTGGAAGCCGTGAACGTTGGTATCGCACAGCACCAACTTATGCAACATCATGGCTAGGCGCAACGGAAGATACGAATCTTGCAGCAGGAAAGCGTTGCTGGTTTCGCCCTTGGCAATTAGAAAAGATTGCTGGCAGATCAGATGATGAAAAGATGGCAATTGTTGAATACCTAAAGCGAAAGTTTCCATCTGGCTTGCATGTAACGATATTCAATAACAAAATTGTGGATGCATACGAAGATGGAATTGACGATTCTTGGGTAATTCGCAAATGTCGCGTGAGTCCATTTTTACATACGACACCGCCGGGGCAAACTTTAATTCCATTACAAGATTGCAAAAATCAGGTTGGCAATCTTACGGTGGAGACTATTGATTATGCAATTCCCGCGACCTTCGCTGATACAGAATATCTGGATTTCGACACATTTGGACAACAAACTGCTGCACCTGGATTTATAACACCCGCGAAAGCTCCGCCGGGGAAAGATTTGGATGCGGGTTTTCATCAACAGCAAATGGCAACGTTATCCAAGGAAGTTGAGGTTTTTCAAGACCGCATTGATGAAGAGGCACAATTTATTACTGGTGATTTTCCATCAATTTACGGTGGTCCATCCGAAGGTAGTTCACGAACTTTAGGTGAATATATTGAATCTGGACAAAGAGCATTGTCCAGGTTATCAATTATGTTTGAACATTTGAAGGATACATGGATTGATTTGAACGTTCTCTCGGTTGATAAACATGCAGACGAACTCAGGACGTTCAAATATAATGAATCCATGACTCAAAAAGATGGTAGTGGGTACAGAACAATCACAGCAAATTGGGACAAATTAAGCAAAGTAGGCGCATCACACGCAGAATGTGACCCAAACTTTCCGATAAGTTCCGGCGCAAAGATGGCATTACTTGTAAAATTATTACAAGTTCCAACACCTGAGATCATGCAAGTTCTAGCGCATCCTGAAAATTCTAAAATTATCGTGCAAGCTCTTGGTTTTCCTGAATTGTATGTACCTGGAGATGCACAGCGATTGAAAGCACTTATAAATATTAATAAACTTTTGCAGAGCGCACCAATAGAAATTGGTGGACAAACTATTCCATCCATTGAACCAGAACCTGGAGTTGATGATGGTGCATTGCAGGATGAGATTGTAAAAGTTTGGTTATCTGATGAGCGTGGTTTAGAGGCTAAGGAAGAAAATCCTGCTGGTTACATGAATGTTAAAGCATATCGAGCAGCATTGGAGCAAATGATTACAACTCAGACATTGCAACAGAATTTAACGCCGCCGGGAATTCCGCCGTTAAGTGACTTGGCACAAGGAGCTACACAATAATGCCACAATATTCAAATGTTGGTGCAGTTACAGCATTAATGTTGGGAAATCCAGTACAGGTTTGGAACGCAGAAACTCCAACTCCCGGCAATGGTGGCGTATCCGCATCTAAACAATGTGCGATTCCCCCAGAACGTTACAATTTGCAACGTGCCGTTGCTGCATTTGGAAAATTTTCCGGTGCTCCTGGCGCGTTTGAGATTGATATACAAGTTGCTTCAATAGATTCTGATACGTACTATCAAACAATCGCATCAGGTAACATAACAGCCGTTGATGGCACTAATTTCACATTCAATTTTGAGTTCGTGACTTCGCAGCCCTTCGTGCGAATGTTAATGCGATCTCGTACAAACAGTGTAACAATCACTGCGTACTTCAATTTGGGGTAACGACATGAAAAAGATTATTTATCTTCTTGCTTTGTTCTTTCTTGTTTGTAATATAGGTTTTGCGCAGGGTGTGATTTATCAAACAACCACACCTAATGCTGTTGTAATTCCTGGTATGACAAATCCGACTGGCATAACTTCCCTAAATCCCTGCAATCCTAATTGGATTTTTAATGATTGGGTTCATGGGATTTATTATGCTTGCATAGGTCTGTCGGCTGCAAATCCTGTTTGGACACAAATTGCCAGTTACTCGTTTTCCTTTGGTAATAACATTGTTAGCATCAATTACAGTACCAGTAATGGTTCAGTAAGTATTCCATTGGCTTATTACATGATAGCACCTAGCGGGGATTTAGTAATAGGTACAGCATCTTCTACCAACACAATACATCTTGAAGTAGGTCTAAACTCCCCAGATTCTATGGCTATCACATCCACAGGTATTACCAGTAACGTAGTACATACTATGCCAGCGTCACCTATAACACCAAATCAAAATAATTTTTTCCTGACTACTCTTGGTGTTGTTCCAAATCCCTATGCTGGAAATCTTTACCCGAAATGTAATGCAGTACATAACTACAATTGTGTGATGTAAACAAAAAAGGAGGAAAGATGAAGAAACTAATTCTGTCTGGGATGCTAGTGCTGGCAGTAGCATTTGGCTCAGCAGTGTTATCGAATTATGTCAGTGGTCAAAACGCACCTGGCACTGGAAGCGCCACAACCACAGTTCAGGCTACAACTCCATGGTTTGCAGCAATTCCTATTAGTGCTACCGCAGCGGTAAACACTCAAACCACACTCACTATTCCTGCTCCCGCTGTAGGCAACGTATATAATTATGTCTGTTCTTTGGCGCTGGAAGCTAACCAAAATGCTACTTCGACTGCAATTACAAATGCTACCACTTCTAGCACTAACTTCAATGGTTGGGCAAGCAAATTTAGTTTACCTGCCACTGCAAATCTTGACAGTGGGGTTATGACTTATATTGTTGCAAGCCCTGCTACTGGGTGCGTGAAATCTGCTGTTGCCGGTACAGCTACTACTTTCGTTTCACCTGCTGCTACTGCTAATGCAGCTTTTACTTGGTATGCGACCTATTACCAAGCACCATAAATCCTTTAATGGAGGAAATAAATGAAGAAAAATTGGTTACTTTTAGTTTTGCTGTTGACTGCGGCATTGGTGCCTTGGGGATTTAAGCGCATCCATGCACAAAATGCTCCTGGTGCTGGCGCTGGTGTGGTTCCAATACAAATGGCAACACCATTTTACTCCCAAACGCCAATTGCAGCCACAGCAGCAGTTAATACAGCAACAACATTAACTATTCCTGCGCCCGCTGGTGGGTTATATAATTACGTATGTTCATTGGCCTATGAAGTTGGTGCTAGTGCTGGTGGACCTAATGTAATTACAAATGTGGTCAGCACATCCACTAACTTCAATAGCTTTGCTGTTAAATATAGTAGCGCCAATGCGGTCAATACCGATTCTGGTGTATTGTGGGTGATTGGCCCTTCCACTCCAGCACAAGGATGCGTTAAAAGTGCTGCTCCTGGGACAGCTACTACGTTTGTGAGTCCATCGGGACTTACAACTGCTACATGGACTTGGTACGCTACTTACTATCAAGCCCCATAGTTTTTTGGTGCTAATCTGGGGCTTGATGTGAGATTAGCACCAATTACTTTGGAGAAATAAAATGGGATTCTTTTCGCCACCCAATCCGATGCAATGGATCACGGATTGGAAGGATGATAAACTCAAGCGATCTATTGAGCAAATTGTTGTTTCAATGGCTTATTCCCAATACATCACATTTTTGTACCAATTGGGTAAAGCTCTCAAAGGTAGAAAGTTAATTGGATTTCTGGGTGATACATTTATGACAATGGCTGCTTCGTGCTATCAACTTCTAGCCTCTCAGGACACAGAAAAGATTATATATTTAAGTGTACCCAAAGAGCTTGCTCAAAATCAAGCATTACTTGGTTCTATATCTTGTGTAAAGGAACAAGGAGGAAAGTAATATGAGTTTTCTAGGTTCATTTAAGACATTTTTTGAAAAAGTAGGTGCTGAAATCGAAAAACTTTTTGGTAAAGCTGGCTTGGAACAGAAAATCCAAGCGGTCATTACTTATGCTGCGCCGATTGTGGAAACTATTGTTACATTGGCTGATCCACCAATTGCACCACTCGTTAATAGCGTCATTTCAATTGTGCAGGCAGATTTGGCAACTGTTTCTGCTGTAGTTCAGGGCGCAACACCAACACCCGGAAGCACAACATCACAGACTATCACAACTGCACTTAACAGTATTAAAAGCAATTTGTCCGGTCTGCTGACAGATGCTGGTGTGAAAAATTCAACGAACTTCTCCAAAATCAGTGCCGCCGTTAATTTGATTATTGGCGAAGTTGATGCTGTATTGACGAATCTTGGATGAAATTCTTTTTTGTATACCACCTATTGACCCAATGTCAATAGGTGGTATACACCGTATTATATGATGGATTCATTGGATATTTTATTAGAATTACCGGATATTGAATACCGTCCTCCCGAGAAGGGTGTTACTTTATTAACTAAAGAAAATGTGATAAATAAATTGGAACGTTATAAGATTATATGTGGCGATTGTTGGATATTTATTGGTGCATTAGGTAGTAATGGATACGGTTTATTACATTTTGAGGGTAAAAATTACAGAGTCCACCGATTATCAGCATTTGCGTATCTTGACTTTGATTTAGATAGTTCACTGTTAGTATGCCATAAATTAATTTGTCCCAATAGGGATTGTTTCAACCCAGATCATTTATATGTAGGAACAAAAAAAGATAATATCAGAGATTCTGTGATTGCTGGAACTAATGTTAATGTTACTAGGCCTAAATGTCCACATGAAGATTATAAATCTTATTGTTATATATGTCGGAGTGAGAAAAGACGTGAAGTTTTTCTTCGTAAGTGAAAATGGTGCGAGTTTAGGTATTGCTTTAAGAATAAGGAATGAGGGAAACTCCGTAGTATTCTGGATTCGTGATTTGAAATCTGTTGACACCGGACGTGGCCTTATTACAAAGGCTTATGAATTTGATAATTACAAAGACATTGACAAAGATACTATCATTATTTCAGATTGTGTTGGGAGTGGTATTTGGCTTGATATACTTCGTGATTCTGGTTATTTGGTTGTTGGTGGCAGCAAACTTGCCGATAGATTGGAAATGGATAGACTCTACACATACTCAATTTTCAAGGACTGCGGTATTCCTATCGCGGAATATCAGGAATTTGATGATTTCGAGACTGCCAAAGAACTCGTTAATAGCTCAGACGAGTTTACTCGATTGGTTTTTAAGCCAAGTGGAGAAAGTTCAGGAATTGTACCATCTCATGTTGCGAAAGATAAACAAGATAT